GCGCACTGCTCAACTGACAGCTTTCGTCGGTGACGAGAGTCCTGTCTCCCAAGATACTGTTGCTGAAGCAGCAGATCAACTCGAAACTTCTACTCGTTCTGTCTCTAGCAAACTGCGAAAGATGGGTTTCGAAGTAGAGCTTGCCTCTGCAGCTGCTGGTAAATCTTTTACTGCTGCTCAAGAGACTACTCTCGCTACGTTTGTCACGGACAACTCTGGCGAGTACACCTATGCTCAAATTGCGGAGCACTTCGAAGGCGGAGCCTTCTCACCTAAATCTATTCAGGGCAAAATCCTGAGTATGGAGCTGACTGACCATGTCAAGCCTGCTCCTAAAGTTGAGAGTGTTCGTACCTACACCCCTGAAGAGGAGTCTACCTTCATTCAGATGGTCAATGACGGTGCGTTCGTTGAAGCTATCGCTGAAGCTCTTGGCCGTTCAGTGAACAGCATTCGTGGTAAAGCTCTGAGCCTTCTGCGCTCTGGCGATATCGCGGCTATTCCTCGTCAAGAGACCACTAAAGGCCCAGCTAATGCCGATCCTCTCGCAGGCGTCGATGTTGCTTCTATGACTGTAGAAGCTATCGCTGAAGCTATTGGCAAAACGGCTCGTGGTGTAAAGACTATGCTGACTCGTCGTGGCTTGACTGCCGCTGACTATGACGGCGCTGCCAAGGCTGCTAAAGCTCAGTAATTTTTAGTTGTAGGCGGCTGGCTCCTTAATGGGGCCGGCCTTTTTATGTTCGGGGGAACAGATTGAATATCTCTAGTGCTTTGATAAAGCAGTGTATTGCTGTGGGAGACTTTGAAACGTGGAGTTATCTGCGTAAAGAGTATCTTCCTGGCGAGTATCATCTGCTGTTCGAGGCTATCGACAAACACTGTGAGACCCATCATCAGTTCCCCTCATTTGATGATCTTAAGTTAAGTATACGACACCCTGCTACAAAAGACAAGGTGTACGCAGTCGAATCTATTGAAGTGGATATCGAACCTGCTACTTTACTTGAGTATCTAAAAAATGAATATACTCAGAAAGAGATTTTAAACTCTCTTGATAAGTATATTGATAACTCTGTATTGTTTGCAAGTGCTGATGAGTCCGTACAGGAATTACATCAAATAGTTCTTGATATCGAAGAGAAAGTGGACCTTGAAGTGCCGAATGAGAGTATGCAGCGCATACATCTAATGGAGCCTCAAGAGGAGCTTGCCAAGCATATTGGCCTAGGCTTGAACACTGTATACGATCAAGATATTACGTTTAGCCCTCGAGACTTAGTTCTTGTAGGAGGTAAAAGAGGCTCAGGTAAATCTATTACTTGTGCCAATGTTGCAAACAATATATTTCAATCTGGAAAATCAGCTATCTATTTCACAATAGAAATGGATAGTAGAGCTATACTGCAACGGTGTTGTTCTATTGCTACTGGAGTCCCGTTCTCCCGTATTCGAAATGGGAATCTCACTAATATCGAGTGGGAAAAAGTAGCTTGGTGGCAAGCGAGCCGTTTTGTAAATGGACAAGAGCGCTTGTTAGAATACAAAAAAAGCGAGAAACGAGACTATAATGACTTTCATCATAAACTTACTACGCAGCATGAGCTTCTCCCGACTCAGCAGCTAGATGTTGTTTATGACCCAAGCCTAACTATTGCTAAAATACGTGCAGAGTTAGATAAGAAAGTAAGTAGGCTCGAGGCTAGTGTAATAATTGTAGACTACATAAACCAGGTTAAACGTTCGAACATTCCTTCGAGGGGTGGCCAGTACGACTGGACAGAACAGATTGAAGTTAGCAAAGCATTAAAGTCAATGGCTCAAGAGTACGAATGCGCAGTCTTTTCTCCGTATCAAACTGATGCTACGGGGGAGGCACGATTTGCTAAAGGCATCTTAGATGCGGCAGATGCGGCGTATACTCTTGAAACTTGGGATCAAGAGGATAAGTGTATTACTTTTAATTGTGTAAAGATGCGCTCTGCTAGTATGAAAGGTTTTTCTTCCACTATGGACTGGGAAACTTTGAAAATTGGTCCAGAAACTGCACTGACTCCCAAAGAACGTGACGAGTCTTCGCACAAATCAGATGAAGAAATTCACGACCTCTGATAAAAATAATGCTTGACACTCCCGTCGATTTCGTGTATAATATATGCTTAATCACGGGAGTTTTTTATTTATGGGAATAATATATGGTTCAATTAAACACACCACATCTGGCAGAGCTAAGAAGAAAGTTCAAAGACGAGTTAAGAGAGTTATGCGGAGTGTTCCCGTTGACTCTACAGAGCCTTACCGACGCCCCACCCCCGAGTACCCAAGCGGCTCCGATACAGTTGGAGTTGCCGCTCGAATGGAATCGCCACGTTACACCGGAACACTTGTTAAAGGTATCGGAACCATGCACAAGTCAAACGCTGTCCCAATCATTAACGAAGAAGAAATGAAAGATATTGCAAGGATGAGAAGATGAGTTTAGCGCCCCGAGTAGAAGTTAAAGTCGGCCCGTACTTTGATATACTCGAAGTAGCTATGGCAGAACAAAATGTAGAGTTAGCAGAAACAATGTTAAATCATATTTCTTCTTATTTTCATTTACTCGATGACGAGCACAAAGACTACTACCATGGCTGTAAGTATGCCATCGAAGAAGATTTAGTGCATACTTTTGCAGAAGGATATGATGACCAAGAGTACGAGCCTAGTGAGTATGATGAGTGGCAAAGTTATGATCCGGATTGTTAAATGACTGTAGAAGAATTACTTAATTCAAAAAATATATTTTACATACCCCGGGGCAAAGACTTCGAGGTTAGCTGCCTGAACCCTGAGCATCCAGATAAAAATCCCAGCATGAGAATAGATCAAGTAACTGGTATATTTAATTGTTTTTCTTGTGAATATAAAGGTAATTTATTTACACATTTTGGGCAAAAAGCAAATAAAATGGAAATACGTAGGCAACTGTTGAAAAAGAAAATTCAACAGGTAAGAGAGGAGTCTACAGGTATAGATATTCCTAAAGATGCAATGCCTTACATAGGTAGTTGGAGGGGTATACGACCAGAAACTTACAAAAAATTCGGAGCATTTCTTAGTGCTTCAAAAGATTTTAGTGGTAGAATATGTTTTCCAATAAAAGATAGAACGGGAAAAACAGTAGCGATTCAAGCACGTACACAAACAAATCAAATGCCTAAATATTATAATGCTCCTGTTGGGGCAAAAATGCCTTTATTTCCTATAGTTGAGCCAATCCAAGGCAGTGTTATTTTGGTCGAAGGAATATTTGATGTACTAAATTTACATGATAAAGGCTTAGCAAACGCAGTTTGTTGCTTTGGCGTAAAAAATTTCAATGAACAAAAATTAGAAATATTATCAATTCAAGGAGTAACAAATATTGATATCTTCTTGGACAATGATGAAGCAGGGCAGAAGGGTGCCCAAACAGTAAAAGAGCTATGCGAGAAAGTTGGTCTCACCTCTAGAACCATAAGTATTGGAGATAAGTATATGGATGCTGGAGCATTAGCTCAACCTCAAGTTGATAAACTACGGAGTAAATTATATGCCTAAGGTTGCATTAGTAGAAACCAAACCAAGTAAAACAAATTTTTCTCGAGAGTTCGATGGAGCTTTTGAGTTCGACCAGTTTCAGTTGTGCTCTGATCCCAACATTAAAAAAGTTTTAAAGCGAGACTGTGATATTAATATGAACCCTGATGAGTACGATTGGGTTGTACTCGTAGGATCAGACGCACTAAAGTATTTTACAAAAATTAATTCAGTAACAGAATACTCGGGCAAAAAGGTAGAGGGTAAATTTTTGCCTGTTATTAACCCAGCAATGCTTGCTTTTAAACCAGAAGCAAAACGAACTTGGGAAGATTCTAAAGAAAATATCAAAAAGTATATTTCAGGTGATATTGAAGATGTTGTTATAAATGAAGAAATAGCTTTTGGTATTCAAGATACGGAGAAAGCAAATGAATTCATTCGGGCTGCCATCAAAGAGGAGTGTGGATATATTGCACTCGATTCTGAAACAACTGGTCTTTACCCTAGAGACGGCTATATGCTGGGGCTTAGTCTTAGCTATAATGGCAGGTGCGGGGCTTATATTGATACCGACTGCTTTGATGATACTACTGAGCGACTTCTTCAGGAGCTTTTCGATAAGAAAACTGTAGTATTTCATAACGCAAAATTTGATATGGCATTTTTTGAGTATCACTTTAATTTTAAGTTTCCTCAGTTTGAAGATACCATGCTCTTGCACTATCTCATAGATGAAAATCCTGGAGGACACGGGCTTAAACAGCTTTCTTTAAAGTATACTCCCTATGGCGATTATGAAAAGCCTATGTATGACTGGATAGAGCAGTATCGAAAAGAGCACGGAGTTTTGAAGGGAGACTTTCAATGGTCTTCTATACCCT